TGATGGTCAACCATCATTTGATCAAGACTGTGAACTTGAAATGTATCTAGAAGATGAATTGTTAGATTTAACAGTTGAGAATCTAGCAATGTATACAGAGAATCAAAGTGCAGTTCAAAATGCACAATATAGAATACAAACAAACGAATAAATTTTTAACTTAATAAATAAATAAAATGGCAGATTTTTCTTTAACTACTGTCTTTGTAGTACCAGGTTTTCAGAGCTCATTGCCTGTAAATGGTAGCCCTACACAAGACTTAGCAGCTGGTGAAGTAGGTATTTTTGGTAGCAACTATGAAGCTACTGCAACCCCTAGTTCTTTTAAGTATTTTTACATTGCCCAAGGTAGAACAAACACGTATTTGCAAGGAACAAAACGTTCTGATAAAATTGCAGGATGTGGTGGTGGATTTGGTGGATGTAACTCAAATGTAACTGAATGGTACAAAGTGACTGGATGTCCTACTCCTATTAACCAAATCACTGATGTTGATCAATGGAATGTAAAATGTGGTGACGTTGTAACTTTAACATTACGTGCTCACTCTTCTTACATTGACACATTGTACTTCAATGGTTTCACTCGTTCAGTAACTGTACAAGCACCTTGTTGTGATTGTGGTGGTGATCCTTGTGACACTGTTGATGTTGATGCTTTGATTGATCAATTCATTGTAAAATTAGAAGCACAAGCTCCTGGTATCAACCCTGATAACATTAGCTTCAACACATTCTTTACATTTGCAAATGTAGGTGGTACAATTTTACGTATTACAGGAAAACCATTAACTAAATATGGTCAACCATGTGACGTTGCTGCGTTCCCATTTGAATATGACAGAATGTATTTCAGAACTTTTGTATACAATGGTCCTGCAACTACAGCTGACTTTATCGTAGCTGATAATTGTAACATTGTTGCTGAAGCTGTTGTTACACAAACATCTAACTATGCTAGAGGTACATCTGCAGAAATTGCTCAATTAGAGAAAAACTTCTACAGCTACCAAGCAGGTTACTTGAAACACTTATACAGAATGGCTGGTTACAATGGTAACTTTGAGTCTTGGGTTGTTGATGGTACAACTTATGATACTTTCTACATCAAATTTAATGAGCTAGACAAGTCTGCTTATCAATGGGGTGATTATATTCATGAAGATTCAATGGTGATCCTTGCAGTTGCAACTGGTTCAGGTATTGGTAGCGATATTCAAGATGCGTTAGAAGATGCTCTTGGTGAAGCATACGATGATTCAGGAGTATGTCTTACTACAACATCTACTACTACAGCAACACCACCAACAACAACGACTACTACTACTACTGCTCCATAAGTATAATAGTAAGAACTAATAACTAATTAAAAAGGGGAAGGAAGGTTTTAACTTTCTCTTCCCTTTTTTTATTAAAATTAAAAATTATGCCAACATTAAAGTTAGATTTCTTAGTAGTTCCTACATATAACACATTAACTCTTGGGGTGATAGATGCGTCTACATATCCTACAGATCCTCCTGTTGTCACATCTCCAACAATTGAAATAAATATTCCTGGATTTGATACTGCAATTCTTGCGTTTGATGTAAATAATTTTAATATCTTTACATCATCAAGTTTAGGCATTACTGCATCAGGTGTAAACCAACCTCTTCCTGATGGAGTTTATCATTTAAAATACTCTGTAGCTCCAGCATATGAAAACTTTGTAGAGAAAACAATTATTCGTGTTGATAGATTACAAGAAAGATTTGATGAAGCATTCATGAAACTTGAAATGATGGAATGTGATAGAGCAATTAGAACACAATCAAAAGTGGAATTAAGCTCAATATATTTCTTCATACAAGGAGCAATTGCAGCAGCAAACAACTGTGCAATTGTCGAATCAAACAAACTATATAATCAGGCATCCATTATGTTAAATAATTTTAACAAAAACAATTGTGGTTGTTCTGGAAATAATTATGCAATAAACTTTTATTAATATGGCTGCTTGTGGAAATTGTGGGGCTAGTGTGGGCTGTGGATGCCAACTAAAGAATGGGTTATGTGGAAAATGTCAAAGTGCTCCTCCTAAACCCCAACCTAAAAAATAATAATTATGTTATCACCTAGACTAACCAATTGTCCAGAGTGTGCAAACATTCCTTCTCTGATTGCAGAGATTGATTGTAAAATTGCAGATATGGCTAATAGCTTATACAACAATGTTGTATTCATGCTTAACCAATCTTTTGCAGGAAGTGTTATGTTTGATCTTTTAAACTATAAAAGAATCCTTACATACAAATATCATAATCCAAGTTATGCTAGTCAGTATTCTGTGAATATGATTGCTAGTAAAATTAAACTTTTAAAATTCAAATAAGATGTCTTGTACAAATTGCTTTAATGGGTGTACTGAAACTAATTCAGATCAATGTATTAGATACACAGGAGAAGATGTTCCTGCATTAGGCATTAGTCATGGTGATAGTCTTTTGGCTGTAGAGAATGCAATTACAACATTTCTTGTTCCTGTATTAACAGGAGAAGGAATTAAACCTATAGTTGATGAGAGCATTATTTGTAATGTAGTTAAACAGTTTCTTCCAACATGTACACAGTGTACAGGATTCACATTAAATGAAGTCTTAACAGCAATTATTAAAGCAGCATGTTTATTACAAGAACAAATAGATGATCTTGTTGCAGAATTTGAAGCTTTAAATGCTGATTATAATATAGATTGTCTTGATAGTGTAACAGCATCGTCTGGTACACATGACATACTTCAAGCTGCAATTGATAAAATTTGTGAGCTAGAAGTTAACCTTGGAGCATTAGCTCTTGATCTTGCTACAAACTATTATACTAAAGCACAGGTTGATGCAGTTGTCGCAAATTACGTCCCACCTGGTTCAAATTTAGTTAAGAATAAAATGATTCCCTATGTAGCTGTTCCATTTTTTGCTACAGACTTATCAATGTTTGATCCTACAGGCGCAGGCATAGGTGATTGGATTGATATTTATTTATGTGTTGGATCTAGTAGTAATTCACAAGTACCAGATATACGAGGAAGAGTTCTTGTTGGAGTTACAACAAATGTTCCAGGAGGACCAATGGATCCAGATGTTGTTCCTAATATGGGAACAGGTGGATTTAATCCTGCGTATACAATAAATACTATATATGGAAGTAACAGTATAACACTTGGTGTTACACAAATGCCTACGCATACACATATTATAGATGTAATAAATCCTCCACATAGTCATTTTGTAGCTGCAGTACAAGGAGGAACATTATCATATCCTGCAAATCCTATCAATCCTATAACATCATATGTAGATTATTCTGATACAGGTAGTTATAGATTTTCATCATCTTCTCTTCCAGCAACAGTAGGACCAACATCAGCTACTACCACTGCAGTAACTGCAACTGCTCAGAATACAGGAAATGGGCTTCCTCATTCAAATATACAACCTGTAATTGCTTGTAATTATATAATATATATACCTTAATTTTATTAATATGTCTTGCACAAATTGTTATAATGGTTGCGCTGAGATTGTTTCTGATCAATGCGTTAGATATACAGGGGTCGATGTACCTCTATTAGGTATTCACAATGGTGACACTCTTCTCACTGTTGAGAATGCAATCATTTCATTTGTTACACCTTTTCTTGATGGATCAGGTATAAAACCTATTATTGATCCAGATATAATATGTGATGTAGTTAGACAGTATATTCCTACGTGTGTAGAATGTAATGGATTTAACTTGAATGATGTATTGTCAGCAATTATAAAAGCTACATGTAATCTTCAAGAACAAATAGACGCTATTGTAGCAGAGCTTGCAGTATTAAATGCACCTTATGATAGTGACTGTTTAGTACTTTCTCCAAATGCAGATACACATACTATTGTACAAGCTGTAATAAATAAACTTTGTGAAGTAGAAGCTGACCTTGCTATATTAGCATTAGATGTTTCTACAAATTATATTAGAATTGATCAAATCAATAA